GCTATCAATCCGCAATACAGTTTCTCTGCGGTTGTGTCAGAATGGACTCCGTTGAATGGTGCCGTAGGCGAGTTGGCAACAGCAAGTGTTTCTTGGCCTATCAGCGGCGCAATTACAAAGACAACAACATAAAAAACTAAGGGGGAAATAAAAATGGATGGATTATTCATAAAGGTAAAAACAAACGATGGCACAGATGCAACTTTCCCGTTGCGACCAAGAATCATCGTTGACTTTGAACAAAAGTATGGAAAAGGACTTGCAAAGTTAATTGGGGAAGAACAAAAGCTAGAGCATATCTACTATTTGGGTTGGCTCGCGCTTAGATCAAACGGAAAAGTTGTGAAGCCTTTCGGCCCTGATTTCTTAGATACATTGGAAGCAGTATCTTTGGACACAGACCCAAATTCCGAATCCACAGAGACAGCCTGACCTATTCAATAGCAGCAGTTTCTGTGGAGACAGGCATATCTCCAATTGATTTGCTTGATGCTCCTGATGGCATACTTGAAGCAATAGTCATATACATGAAAGAACGAGCGAAGGCGCGAAGCAAGTAATGGCGGAAATCAATTACAAAGTTGTGATGCAAGGCTTGACCGAAAACATCATCGCTCTTGAACGCTTCGCGCCTGACCTCAAAAGAGAATTGAACAAAGAAGTTCGAGGCATCCTTGCACCGATTGTGGTTGAGGCAAAAGGCTATCTTCCAAGCAATGGTGAAATTCATCCTTCAGGATGGCAAAAAGGTGGATTCAAAAGATTTAATGGAATCGGCCCATTAGCTCAAGATCAAACTCGTGGATTTATTGCCTATGATGCCGAACGAGCAAAGTCAGGAATCAAGCAAACTGCCGCGACTTCTAAAAAGAACGGCACAGGATTCAGCAACACTTATGGAGTTGTTCAACGCGACCCAGGTGGAGCAATCTTTGAAACGGCAGGTCGAGGAAGTGCGGCATCTCGCTCACGAAGTCGAACAAGCCGTTCACGGAATCCACAGGCTTCTCAACATTTTATTGGCGTGATTCAAAGAGAACATGGTGCTTTGCCAACTGCTCGTGGAGAAGGCAAAGATAAAGGTCGCGCACTTATTCGCGCAGTTGATAACAACAGATACAAAGCATTGAATGCAATTCGTGAAGCAGTTGATAAAGCATCATCAAAAGCACAGCAACGAGTTGATTCCATTGTCAATCAGAGAGAGGTGTAAATCGTGGCAATTGTCGAGCGCATAATCACCGTCTATAATGACAAAGGTTCAAAGCAAGCAGTCAAAGACCTTGTAGGTCTTGAGAAAAAATTTGCTAATGCAGGAAAAAAGATTGCAAAAGCATTTGCCGTTGCAACCGTTGCAGTTGGTGCTTTTGCAGTCAAACTTGGAGTTGATTCCGTCAAAGCTGCAATTGCAGATGAAAAATCACAGACACTTCTTGCCAACTCTTTGCGTAACACAACAGGGGCAACCGATGCAGCGATTGCAGCCACAGAAGCCTACATCGATCAGATGCAGAGAACTTTCGGTGTGGTTGATGATGAACTTCGCCCGGCTTTAGGAAAACTCGCCTCAATAACCGGCTCAATTACGGATGCCCAAAAACTTCTTGGTCTTGCACTTGATGTTTCAGCCGGTGGCAGCGTTGATTTAGGATCAGCAACAAGTGCCGTCACAAAGGCATTGCAAGGCAATTATAAGGCTCTCCGTAATTTGGGCGTTCCAATTACAGATGCAATGGTCAAATCTAAAGACCTCAATGCTGTCTTGCAGGTAACAGCAAAAACATTTGCAGGAGCAGCAGCAGCACGAGCAAATACTTTTGAATTCAGAATGACTCGCCTGACCATTGCTTTGGATGAAGCAAAGGAAACACTAGGCGCAGCCCTTTTGCCTACCCTTGAACAATTGTTCACAACTTTAACAACAAGAGTCATTCCAGCCGTTCAGCAATTCCTTGATGAAAATGGCAATAAACTTGTTGCAGCCTTCCAAGCAGCAATCAAAGCTGTTGTTGGTTTTGGTTTTGTAGTTTTCAAAGTTTTCCAATTTGTTGCAAAAAATAAGAATGTTTTCATAACACTCGGCGCAATTATTGCCGCCACATTTGTAGCAGGTAAAGTCATTGCATTCGTCAAAGCCATCGGCGCATTAGTTGCTGCATACAAGGCAATCAGAGCAGCAGCCATTGGCGCAGCAGCAGCACAGGCAATTGCAACAGGCGGTATTTCAGTCGCAGCAGCAGCAGCAGGACTTGCAGCCTTCACAGCAACACTTGGTGGACTTTATGTCGCCGTCAAAAGCGCAAATGGTGCGATGGATGGTCTTGAGCAAACAGGCGAAGATTTAGAATTTTCATTTGATGGGTTGAACGATAAGACAGAAGGATTCCTTAAAAATCTCAAAGGTCTCAATGTTGACTTGTCAAAGGGAGTTAAAAAGACAAAAGAACAAATTGCAGCAGATAAATTGCTTGCAAAATCAAAGGCAACTCTTGCTGCTTTAGCAAAATTGGGTGTCGTGCCAACAACTGAAAAAGACCCAATTCAGCTTGAAGCAGCACGCCTGAATCTTTTGAAGCAAAACAACCTAGAAGAGCAACGCCGACTTGCAGCCATCGTGGAAAATATGAAGGCACAATTGATGGCTAATGAAGCAGTTCAGCGATATGTTGACTTGCTCGGAGTCGTTGCCGATCAGACTATTTCAGATCAAGAAGTCATCCTTCTTGCTTCCAAATGGGGAATCAGCACAGAAGCCGTTGTCGCTTATACAACCGCCATCTTTGCCGTCAATGATGCAACTCTTTCAACAGATGAAATTGACCTGCTTGCAAAGCAATGGGGAGTTACAAAGCAACAAGCAGAAATGTATCTTGACTTCTTCAAAGCGATCAATGATGGCAAACTAGATCAAACCGAAGTCAATGCTTTGATGGATAAGTGGAAACTGACCAGCAAAGAAGTTTCAGAATATGCAACAAAAATTGCCGCAGGTGTGGTTCCATCAACATTGTGGCCAACCCCTGGAAACCAGGCAGCGCAATCTTGGCGTGATGCACTTGCAGCTTTGAATGCCTACCTTGCAGCAGCAGGAGTCAAACTTTCTCCAACAGCACCAACAACACCAACAACACCAACAGTTCCTACTGTTCCAGGTGGTGGTGGCCCTGTTATGGGTAAAGCAGCCATTGAAGCATTGACACCAGCACAGGCAGAAAAAATCCTCTCAACAATGCCATCTAGTGTTGCAACAACATTGACTCCGGCACAAATCTCTGGAATGCGTTATGCAGCACAAGCAGCAGCGCAAGCAGCAGCCCAACAGAAGATGATTGATTCAATTGCCCTTACTGATCCAACCGCCCAAGCATCCCTTCAATCAGGGCTTGCAGGTGGAGCATCACTCAGCGCAGCAATTTCAGGCTCAAGGTATGCAGCACAGGCAGCAGCACAATACGGTGCAGGAACGACTGTCAATGTGACTGTTCAGGGAAGCGTGACAACTGAGAACGATTTGGTTGCATCTATTCGAAACGGATTGCTTCAAGGGCAAAATAATGGTCAAGCAATTGTGAAATCTGCGGTGTCAATCTAATGGCTATGCCTACACTTGGCGTTGCAGTTGACTTTGCCAACGGCCCTGCCTTCGGCAATCCACTTATTCTTGGTGATGCTTCAACGCCGCTTGGCGTGGGCATCCTGGCAGATACGGCTTCAGATGTTGTTGATGTTTCTGACATCACCCTTCGCGCTTCAATTCGCAGAGGCAGAAACAGAATCCTCAATAAGTTTGAAGCAGGAAGTGCAACTGTTACTCTTGAAGATACAAACGGCGATTGGGTACCAACAAACACCTCATCGCCCTACTATGGCAAACTCGTTCCTCTTCGTAAAATCCGCATTTGGGCAGATTACAATTCAGTTCGGTATTACCTTTATTCAGGCTATATCACGAGCTATGACACAAACTTTCAAGTCGGTGTTGAATCAGTCTCAAGTGTGACCTTGCAATGCGTGGATGCCTTCCGTCTTTTCTCCAATGTTTCCATTTCAACAGTCGCAGGAACTTCGGCAGGGCAGACAACAGGTGAGCGCATGAATAACTTGCTTGATGTTCCAACCTTTCCAACTTCAATGCGTGTGATTGATACAGGCGACAGCACCGTTCAGGCAGACCCAGGAACTGACCGCGATCTGCTCAATGCTTTGCAGACAATTGAAAACAGCGAATTCGGCGGTTTCTATATTGACCCTGAAGGCAACGCCACATTCCTTTCACGCGACACCCTGGCTCAAAAGGCAGATCAGACGGCAACAGATTTTGCAGATGATGGCACAGGCATTTCATATCAAACCATTGATTTTGCCTATGACGACACCCTTATCTTTAACGATGTGACCGTCAATCGTGTGGGTGGTATCGCTCAAACTGTGCAGGATACAAGCAGCATTGAGACCTATTTCATCCACTCAGGAAAGCGTGAAGGATTACTCATTGAAACCGATGCTGAGTCTTTAGACCAAGCAACGATGATCCTTCAATCACGCAAAGATGCCATTTTTCGCATTGACTCCATTGGGCTGAATTTGGCAGATGATGCAGAGACGGCTCGAATCCAGGCAGGGTTGGAACTAGACATCTTTGACTTGGTTGACATTACTAAGTCAACTCCAGGGGCAGGAAGTGTCACCCTTGAACTATTCATACAAGGCGTTCAGCATGACATTACGACCAACACTTGGGGAACAAAATTTTTCACGGCTGAGCCTATAATTCAGGCGTTCATTTTAGATTCAACAACACAAGGCATATTGGATGGCGCAAACTCTGTGCTTTCCTACTGATTAAGGAGCAACAATGGCAAAACAGACATTCACAACAGGTCAAGTTTTGACCGCAGCACAAATGACATCGCTGCAACAGACTGCGATGTTGGGTGGAGCTGCGAGCGCAAAGGTTGCTTCTTATGTGCTTGTTGCAGCCGATGCAGGTGATGCAATCACAATGAACAATGCAGGAGCAACAACAATCACCGCAAACACAGGATTGTTTGCAACAGGTGACATTGTTACCATCATCAACATTGGCACAGGAACTTGCACCATTACGGCAGGAACGGCAACGGTTACAACTTCAGGATCACTTGTTCTTGCTCAAAATCAAGGTGGCGTTCTTCGCTTTACAAGCCCAAGTGAGGCGATCTTCTTACAGTTTGCAACCCCGGCATCAGGAGATATTGAAGGCGTAACCGCCGGAACAGGTTTGTCAGGTGGCGGAACTTCAGGAACCGTGACACTTTCAATTGCTTCTGCTCAATCAGATTTGGTCATCAAAGGATTTGAAGAAGATGTCAATGTGGTGGCATCGGCAGCGACAGGAACAATCAACTTTGATGTTTCAACAGCATCGGTGTGGTATTACACCTCAAACGCCACCGCCAACCACACGCTCAACTTCAGATATTCAAGCGGAGCAACTCTCAGCTCAGTCTTAGCAGTCGGCGATGCAATCACACTTGTATGGCTTAACACCAACGGGTCAACTGCCTATTATCCAAATGTGATTCAAATTGATGGAAGCGCAGTAACTCCAAAGGTTCCAGCAGCGATTTCGGCAGGAAATGCTTCTGCAATAGATGCATATGTATTCACCATTATCAAGACAGCAGCGACACCGACCTATACCGTCCTTGAAACACAGACGAAGTTTGCATAATGTCACCGATTCTTCAAACACTCGCAAACGGATCGGCGTACGGATATCGCACGCTTGCAGCAGCAGGAGCGCCTGGAGCCTTTGAATCTATTGCTACTGCAACAGGAAGCGGTCAAACTAGCGTCACATTCTCTTCAATTCCTTCAACATACAAGCACCTTCAAATCCGAATCATTGCAAGAGATAATTCAGGAAACGGTGGTGGCAGTGGAGCGTTAAGGTTACGCTTTAACGGTGATACTTCTAGTGTGTATGACAGACATCATCTCAGCGGAAATGGTTCATCACCTAGTGTTGGTTCTGATATTAACTCAAATGACTTTTCATTAGATGCACTAATGATGGGTGGAGCAACAGCGGCAAACATTTATGGTGTCGGAATTCTTGATATTATTGATTATGCATCAACCACTAAGAACAAAACTCTGAGGTTGTTTAATGGAAACAATACAAATGGAGCATGGGGCAATGAGTTCATACGCTTACAAAGCGGTTGTTGGAGAAACACGAGCGCGATTAGTTCGATTGAGTTATATATATCAAATGGTTCAGGTTACGAAACAGGAACTAGGATTTCACTATACGGAATTAAGGGAGCGTAAATGCCAGCAACATACGAGCCAATCGCTACCACTACTCTAGGCACAGCAACAGCAACTATTAACTTTACAAGTATTCCTGCTACTTATACGGATTTAAGAATAGTTCTAACTGGCAGACCCACATCAGGTTCTTTTATGTGGATGCGTTACAACTCAGACAGTGCTACTAATTACTCTGTGACAATTTTGTCAGGCGATGGCAGTTCTACTGGCTCTGCAAGTATTACAAGTGCCGCACAATTAACCTGCAAAGCATATAGTTCAGATAGCACGAGTCAGCCGACTTTATATGAGATTGATATTTTCTCTTATGCTGGGTCAACAAATAAAACTCACCTTTGTTCCACTTCAGCCGACTATAACGGCAGCGGAAATGTACAGAGGATTGTCGGGCTGTATCGCTCAACTACTGCTATTACTTCAGTCAATCTGTTAAGAAGCGCCTCAGATACTTTTGCTGCTGGCACAACCGCTACTCTGTATGGGATAAAAAATGCCTAATACCTACTCACTTATCTCATCCAATGTCCTTACTACTACTGCTGCATCTGTTACATTTTCTGCTATTCCTGGTACTTATACGGATTTGGTGCTGCGCTGGTCTGCAAGATGCAATCGTGCAACCTTCACTAATATGATGGGCATTCAGTTCAACTCAATAACTGGAGCGTCATCTACCACATACCTAGAAGGCGATGGCAGCAGTGCTT